TTCCTTTGTCAAAACATTCCTTTACAGATTGAATATGATCTATTTGATATGCACCATTTACTCCTGCTACAGATCTTGGTAGATCATCTGGATTTATAATACCTTTATTTTCATTATATATTTGTTCCGTAAGGTAATTAACTTTTCCCCTAAACTTTCTAAACTCGGATATATCATACCCTCTTTTTTCTTTACACGTTTGAGAAATTTTTATTTTTGTCTCTTCACTTCGTGATCCAATTTTCTTTCCTTTATTCCAAGGTTCTACCCCATACATAGGATTTTTCTCACCCTGATTATTTTTTCGCATCTTTTCTATAGTTTCGTCAGAATGCTTTTGTAATCCTTTTTTACCTTTATTCCAAGGTATGATTCCTTTTTTTCCAGACATTAGTATCTCAACTTACTATGAACCGCATCTTTAATACTGTTATAATCGGAGTAGTCGGATCCGTCAACATTACCACTCTCAAAGACTTGATCAAATCCAGTTCTTTCCAGAATCTTGTTCTTGATTTCCAGTTGCTTCTTCTCTTTCTGAATGCGTCTCAGGAATGCGTAGTGAATAATCTGAGTGAAATAAGCAAAAGGATTTTGGGACTTCTCTGGATTGAAGTTATGAATGTACTGAACACAGTTTTCAATACCATCACAAATCATGTCATCCTTAAACATGTAGTTGACAAAGTTTGGTTTAAATGATAAATGATTTGCAATCTTCAAGAAGCATTCACCAATATACCTGGGGATTTGTGGTTTGGGATTACCTTTAATCTTAGCAATCTCAACATCCTCACGATACTTAATCAGTGCAGCAAGAAACTCTTTATTGTTGACGTAATGCTCTGACCTCTTTCTTTTGGTCATAACTGCTGTTGTTATCATTAGGTTATCTCATAATATGTAGACATTCTACCACCTATCCTAATAGTTGACAAGGTATCTAAAACTGTGTAGAATACCTTTGTTGGGTTTGAAGATCAGGCTCTAGCTATTCTTATAGAGTTTCTCTAAGATCTCTTTAGCATCATTAACATTGGAAAGATATCCCATCTTACGAGAGATCTTTGCTTGATTATTCTTTGTTTTAAAACTTTCTCTACAATAAGTTTGATACATAGAGATCATTTCAATATCAGAAGATTCAGTCATCGTAAGAACATCTTCAATATTAATAATAAACATATCTTCTGTAGTTGTTTTTAGCCAGGGTTCTATTTTATATCCCATTACTCCAGATCGACCCTTAACTTCAGAAACGATAATGGGATTGGTAACTAAAAGGAGAGTTCTATCATCTTCTTCAGTAGCTGCTACCTTTGCGAAGATTTCCTCTCCTGTTTTAAGTTTGATTGTAGAATAAAAATCATCTTCAATACCCATTTAGTTGTTCCTCCTTTCTTTTTTTCCACCATAATTTTGCTGCCTCACTTTTATTTTTTCTGTGTTCTTCTGATAATGGTTTGCCTTTCCTGGATGCGCCAGATTTTGGATTAGGTTTTCCTAAATGAGATTTACTCATATTTTCTCTTGATTTTTTTGAGTGAATTCTTCCTCTATTTGCATTACTAATTTTAATTTTAGTTTCTTCACTTTGAATTTTTCCCTTCATAGTACCACCACCTATTCCACCATTGGATTTGTTGTGAAGAATTCCAGTTCCCAAATCCTTTCTCCCGAGAATTGATATCATGTAAACTTCATGTTTAAATGCATCTTCTTCTGTTAGATTTTTCTTTAAGAATATTCTTCTTTCTTTTGAGGGGGGATTAAAAATCCTATTAGATTTTGAATGAATACGATTACCTTTTCCTTTACCAATATAATAAGGAGTTCCATCTTCTCTAAGGTATGCGTAAGTGTAATAGTTCATTTGCTCTTTAGTTGAATAGTAATTATTTCATAATTGAATTGTTCTTCATTATAAATTTTAATTCTTTCTATGAAGTGATTTAAAGTGTAGTTCTTTCTTGATTGAATTGTACAATCATCAGAGATGTCGTAGAGGACTGCTTTAGTTTTATTTTTTCCTTTTCTAAGTACTCTTCCAATTGATTGTAGATTTCTAACTCTCGATTTACTGGGTGAAGCAAAGATAACATTATTGAGACTCTTAATATTAATACCTGTAGAAAAGGTTCCATAAGATGCAACGATAATTGCGTTGTTTTCTCTTTCAGTAATTTCTCTTACAAGCTCTCTTTCTTCAGCATCCACCCCACCATGAACAAAAAATATTTTACGATCTTCACGGTTATTGTTATTTATCATCTCATAGAGAATTGCCCCATGAGATTCTACTCTTGAAAATAAGACTAAAGTATTCCCCTTCAAATCAAGAGAAAGATTTGTTATAAACTTATTTCTTTGTGGATGAGATATTAAGTACTGAATTTCATCTTCATAGGTTTCAAATTTTTGAGGGGAATGTTTAAGTACAAGACACTGAATGTCCAACTGTGAAAGATGACCTTGTTTCATCAGTTCAGCAGTCTGAGTTACTCTATACGATGGTCCAAATAATCCTTCCAGAACCCATTTATGAGTTTGAGTTCCATCCAGTGTTCCAGTAAATCCAAAACGATATTTTGCATGATGAAGTTTAGTCATAATTTCAATAAGTGATTTGCTCTTGAATAAATGAGCTTCATCACCTATAATTACACCATAATCTTCAAAGAATGAACGGTCTAGTTTATATACAGATTGCCAAGTTGTAATCGTAACTGGATATTCGTTTGTTTTTTCTCTGCCAGAATAGATACGGTGACAATATGACTCAGCATCCCAACCATAATCAAGGAAATCCTTGTACATCTGTTCTACAAGAGATGTCGTCGGAACAACTAAAAGAATTTTTTCATTTTTATCCACATAATATCTTACAAGGGAATAAATCATCAGTGATTTGCCACTGGCAGTGGGGCTTATCAATAGTTTTCTATTATGCTTTAGGGCACCATATACTCCCTCAATCTGGTATTTCCTGGGAGTATGGGCACAAATGGAGTGCATGTAATCCTTGACACCTTCAAAGGAAATGTGCTCATTCTCCTCATATGGAGTGCCATAAAATTTATTATCTTCAAACTTATAAGTGTATCCGTATTGCTTACAGAAGGATACAAGCTTATCTAGCAAACCAACATAGATTTGCTTTGACCTCATATCAAATAGATGAATTTCTCCATTCCAATTTCTATTCCTATATTGGGGCATAAACTTTGCAGATTCTACCTGAAACGTAAATCTGTCTCTGAGTTCGTATTCGATATGTGGTTGTGTCTTTATTTTTAGGAATACTTCATTGGACTTTTCAATAATCAAATCGCACATAAATAACCCTCAATCAAGGTTATTTATCTTTTATATCCTAACGATCTTCTTCTTGCATAATATTCTTTTGATTTTTCACTTCTTATTTTTTTCTCTTCATCTGAAAGTTTTCTACCCTTGGTATAACTATTACCAATCATTCTTTCCCTCATTTTTTGCTTTGTTTCTTCTGAGTGATAGTTTGGTAAAGTTTTTCCTTTGTTCCAGGGTTCTTTACCCTTTTTGGATTCAGACATTCTTAGTTTAGATTCTTCAGAATGTTTCCATCCTTTTTTCCAATATTCACCATCAAATGGTTCATAATCACCAAGATCACTCATATCAATATCTTTTAGTGATTCGAAAATATCTTCCATTTATTGCATTAGTTACTTCATTTTATTTATTTACCCCAGTCCAGCAGTAAATCTAATAAACTCAATTGCATTCTTGATTTGATATGTTCTATTTTGAATTACTTTAAGAATGCTTTCCAGATAATTTAACATCGTATCATAGTATTCAACCTTTAAACATACTGAAGACAATCTTTCATCAGCATCTAAGTATTTTTGGAGAGTGTCTTTATCACGAATTTTCTTAGGGAATGGATTCTCCACATAAACATCAGGATCCGCTTTTCCAGTAAAATACTCATACCGTTCATGTCTAATGTTCTTCTTTTGCTGCTCTGCTTTTTTCTTTAATAAAACAAGATTATTGTAAATGTCAAAATATTTTGCGTGTAAACTGGGAATATTTAATGATTCTGTATGAAGATTGTCAACATCAATTTTTGAATCCTCTTCCCACATCCTTTGAATTGTATCCAAATCAAAAGTCATAATGGATTGTCTGCATTATCTACTATATTGTAGATAGTATACTTGAAAGTTACCTCCGCAGTCAAATAATCAATGTCACTATCTGTAGCATCAAATTGAAGATCTGTCAATGAATATGGAAATACGTCTAAAAATTTTACTTTAAAGTTTGAATTATTTGAACTTGTTAGAACTGTCAATGTGGCATCGGAATATAAGTTCATCTGAGATTTATTTTGCAAATCCATCGATGCGTTTGTTTTTTGCCACTTATATATTTCCTGCAAAGATTCGGGATATCCAATTCCACGAATCCAGTTCTGAATCTCCATATAATTTTCGAGATTTTCGTCAACCAAAAACCTTAGAGTTAAATCGTTGAAAGTGACTTTATCTCCTGGAATATCAATATCCTTAAGATATGTTGGTTGAACTGCAATTCCCAAAGTCATTCCTGGAATATTTGTAGAGTTTCCGAAGAATGCAACTTTCGGTGCCCTATTCAAAGTAAACTTGAATCCTACAGGTGATAGAAAATTTCTATTCCGTATTTGATTCTTATATGCGTTCGTGAGTGCCATTTTTTGAATTATTTAGATAAAAAAAGGGGTCCTTTCGGACCCCTTGATGAACTTTGTGATTTAAATCACATGATGTTCTTAACAGCAACTCTTCTGTAGTAGCGGTTGCTGTTGACACGCAGACGACCCAGACCTGCATCAGCACCTTCTGCAAATGGGTTTGCAACGATGCCATAACGGGTCTTAAAGCCGATTTTAGGCTGGAAGCTGTTCTCACCAACGGCACGAACCATCTGGAGAGGAACATATGGGCAATAGAAGAGACCAGCATCATATGGGCTGGAACCCTTATAACCAACAACGTAGTATTGGTTTGAACCCTGTGCCAGACCGCTGTTGTCTCCAGCAAGGTTTGCTGAATATGGGTCGATGTATACTCTATACTTACCTGACAGAACACCAGCAAAAGTATTGCCAGTATCATCAACGTTCAGGTTTGCATTCAGAGCAGGGGTGTAATCGAGAACACCAGCCATGGTCAGTGCCGAAGCAACGTCAGCAGAACACAGGATGATGTTACCCTTTCCACGACGAGTTCTTTGAGCAATTCTGTTAGCATCTCTTTCGATTTGGAACAGAAGACCCTTGAACTTCTCAACAGACCAACGACCATTGGAGTCGATATCGAGGTCGAATACACCAGCAGTTGCAGTGTTTTCTACAGCACCTTGTTCAGCAATCTTGTAGATAGTTCTGATAACTTCACGGTTGATTTCTGCGAGGATTTCACTGGACAGAATGTTTGCCAGTTCAGCTTCAGCATTCAGACCGTGGATTGCCTTGAGGTCCTGAGCAAGCTCAAGTGAGTACTCAGCCTTCAGTGCTCTTGACTTTGCAGTAACAGTGACTTTCTCAATCGAGAATGCCATCTGGTTGAATGCGTCACCACCGGTGCCATCCAGGTTCTCTGCATCACCAGTAGCCATGCCCTGACCGACATTATATGCGGTTGAGGATGCACTACCAACTGGGTTAAGAATGCCTGGGTTGGTTCCTGCCTGCGTGGTAGTACCAATACCAGCTGCAGCATCGGTGATGCCACCAGTCAGATTGAAACCAGCATCCTGACCAGAGAATGAAGTATCTGCTTCATTGTAGAATGCTTCGGTTCCGCTTTGAGTGTTGTAGCGGGAACGCATTGCGAAGATGAGTCCAGTAGGACCACTCATTGGTTGAACACCTGCCAGGTCATAAGCAACCAGGTTAGGCATTGAACGTCTGATCAATGAGATCAGAACTGGGTCGAAACCTGCAGTAGGACCAGCAGCGTCTGAAGTGGCTCCAAAACCACCAGTACCAGCTGAGTTAGTTGGTGCTTCTGTCAGGAATGAACCTGAAGTTGAGAAAGCATTTTGCTCTCTTAAGAATTTCTCTTGGTTTTCGAGCAGGACAGCGGTTACAGCCTTTCTGTGTGAATCTTTGATTGGATCAAGACCCTCATAGTTCAGAAGGGGTGCCCACTTCTCCTGCAGATGCTCTGATTGGAACATTTGCGTTTACCTCTTTAAAAATGTGTTTTTTGTTTGAATGATATTAAATTCAAATTATTTGCTAAAAGCTGAAAGAGTCTTCAGGTAATTAGCCATAGAACCAGAAATTGATTCATTCGAATTGTCTACACCCTCGGAGAGTGTTTCAGTCTTAGCTTTTGGAGCTTTGTTTGCTGGGAAATAAGATTCCTTCAGCATCTCCAGTTTTTCACGATATTCTTCTTCACTTTCAAACTCAACACTTTCGGCAAGTGAAGCGAGCTTTTCTTTCTGAGTAGCAGCAAGGCCCTCGGAAATTTGATCGAAAATTCCGTCAGCAACCGACTCTGCGAGTCTTTGGTTCAGATGAATATTCTTCTCAATCTGCTCGTTGAGTTTTGTCTCCATTTCATCAAGTTTTTCTACCATGCTCTCAAGAACATCATATTTATCTTCAGGGATTGATACATAATGTGCTTCAAAAAGACCCTTCATTCCTTGGAGGAATGATTCAGTCATTTCGGTCTTAAGACCGTGTTCGATGGTCAGTTCATTTTCGGTGAACCACTCATCTGCAACATATTCCAGATAAGAATCCACTCTTTCTGTGAGTGCTTCTCTAATTGTCTCGACTTCCTCTACGAGTTTTTCTTCGTATTGTGCTTCGAGTGCCTCTTTGATTTCTCCAACTTTAGCAGTCAGAGCAGTTTCAAAGATTACTTTTGCTTTTTCTTTAAACTCTTCGGAGAGTTCTTCACCACCGAGGAGAGCATTAACATCTTCTTCGATGTCATACTCTTCAGTTTCTTCTTCCACTACTTCCTCTTCTTCGGTCTCTTCAACTTCGGCAAGAACTTCTTCATCTTCTGCAAGAACTTCTTCATCTTCAAGTTCTTCCTCTTCCTTAACTGCTCCCATGTTAACAATATCCTTTACCTGCTTAAGGGTAGCACCAGGAGTCTTCAGCTTTGCTGAATCATCATCGGACTTGTAGTTCTCTGGTGTTGGACCACCAAGATCTTCTACAGAACCGAGTTGTGTGCCCGGATCTGTGCCGAGTTGTGTGCCCGGATCTGTGAGTTTAGGCATTCCTTCTGCCGCTTTTGCACCAGCATTAACGGCGGTTTTGGATTGCTTAGTGCCTACTTCCATTTCTTGTAAATCTCCACGAGACATTTGAACTCTCCGTTTAACCTTTGTTTTAAACTATATTTATTTATAAATTAAAGATTTGCGAGAAAATCATTGAATAAGTTTAACTTATTCTCTTCCAATCTCTTTTGATCTACAAGAGTATTAATAGTCTTGTAGGTTTTTTCTGCATATTTTTCACGCAGAATGCCACCATCCCATACCCATTCTTTACCTTCCATAATTCCGGAAACAAATGCATCTGGAGCCGAAGGATCAGCAACGATATCAGCTGCAGTGGCAAGCATAAAATCTTCACCAACTACGTTATAACCTTCCTTAGTTTGCCTTAGTGATCCAATTCCACGAGATGAAACACCAAGTTTCACACCTTCATCAATAAGAGAAGATGCAATCTTCCCCATAGGGGTTGAAAGAATCTTTGCTTTTCCGATAATATTAGATCCACTTTCTTTCAGAGAAATAATCTTGTGAGAAACTCTGTCAAGATTTACAGTAGGACCATCTGGATGTCCAAGTTCTCCAAGTGCTCTACCTTGAGCAACATGATTTTCATTATATCTAGCAACTTCTCTGCGAAGTGTTTCCATTGGATACATTCTTCCATTTCGGTTGCAAATATTTCCCTGAAGGAAAACTCCCTCAATGTAAAGTGATTTTTTACCGTTCTTGTTTTCAACGATAAATTCTACTTGTTCGATTTCTTCTCTGATTAGTTTCATAGCTTTAGTTAGTGAATCCTACTTTTGCTGCTTTAATTGATGAAGATGTCCAGATAACATCTGTTGGAAGTTTTTCCAAAAACTCTACTGAGTTTGCCGGCATTGTGAAGTAACTAGTAGTCGCAGCACCAACGATAGTTGAAACTCCAACTGTAATAATACCTCCAGTATCATTGTGAAGTCTTACACAAGTTGCACTACCGATACTTGTAGCAGCACCGGCATTTCCACCTGTGGAAACTTCAGTTTCAATTATCTTAGTTCTTTGCATTTTTATAATAAAGTCCTATACTTTTTATTTATGTTTCTTCGTATTCTTCAGTGTCTTCTACCTCAATTTCATCACTTCCAAATAGTGAACTGGCAGCATAAGGTTTAAAAGAATCAACCTTATCAGATGCTTTAGCAAATAAAAGATCTTTAATCTTATCACTGATTTGAGAAGGACTCTCATCAGTAACAATCATATCCATTAATTCATCCATTGATTTAATTAATAAAAGTCTCAGTTATTTATTAGATTTCCCCACCCTTGGGCAATTCTACTGATTTTTCTTGAGATGCTAAATCTGGTTCTGTCACTGGTTCTCCCAAATCCATTCCACTATCTGTTGGAATTGGTTGACCAGTATTTGGATCAATTTGCATTTGAGTTGGATCCGGAATAATACCTTCGTCTATTTCCTTTTTAATCTGAATATCCTGCTCAATAATTTCCTGATCAGTTTGGCGGAGAACTCTTCTTCTCAGATAATCTTGAGAGAAGTATCTGCCAACATAAGGTTCTGCAGTAGCAGCTAGACTTAATCTTTCATTCAGAAGTTCTGCTTCTTTCAATTCGGAGAAGTGATTGTCATAAAGGAAATCATATTGAATATGCTCACTCATAATCTCCCAATCTTCTGGAGTAATAATATTCTTAAGAATTAATTGAGTTCTCAACATATCACTAAACATATTTGAGAATCTCTTTCTCAAACGACCTACAAACTTACTGAACTTAAGTTCATCACGCAGAATCTCGGAAGAACGACCTAAGTTAAATCCACCATCCCCACCAATTCTTGAAGTGGGAACATTCAAAGAACGATAAAGTTTTTCTTGGAAATACTTAATGTCTGTGATTTCTCCAAGGTTTTGACCACCTGGAAGAGTGGAGATTTCAGTTCCCCTACCACCTTCACGACGAGGAAGCCAA